GCAGGTAACGGGCTTACAAGCGCAACTCGCCTAGCAGCAATGGCATCTCTTATAAGCACGAACACTGCGGCTGGTTTCGAGACTGATATTTATCTGACAATCGGCACAAACGATATTGCCGCAAATGCTGCGCCAGAAACAATTGCGGCGAACATAAAAGCGTACTACGACTCCTTTGTTGTGGCCGGTGGGCGATACCTTGTCGTAATGTCAATTGACCCGCGCAGCAGCGGCGCGGCGGCTATTCGTTCGGCAAACGTGGCGCTCGAAAACTACGCCAGAACTTGCGACAAGATGTTCTATATCGACACAGGTTTTGCGTGGGTTGATCAGGCATCAGCATCGTATGCCCCTGTTGGTGGAGCTGGTGGCGGAAGGCTTGCAGTTACTCGCGATGGCCTGCATGGTGCTGGCTACGGTAGCTTTCAAAAGCAGTTTGCGATTGAAGACACGTTCAATACGATTTACGCCAAAAAGCCAGTAACAATCACCTCCAAGGGTGACATTTGGAACGTCACGACAGCGCCTCGCGGCAATGTTGTTGGTGCAAATGGGCGATTCACTGCGATGGGTGGTACAAACTCATCGACGGGAGGAACGGTTGTTGGAACTCCTCCACTTGGCTTTACGCTGACGGGCGCAATTGGGGGGCTGACCATAACCTTCAGTGCTGTAAATAGCACATTCGTTAAGTCAGCGCTCAAATCGACGGGGGATGTTCCGTGTGTTCGCATGAGTATTGTCGGAACGCCAGCGGCATCCGAGTACATCATGGTTTCCTCGGGTAATTTGATACTGAATAGTAGTGGTGTAAGTGAGTATGAAATCCAGGCTCTTGCCGCTCTAATCGGCGATGTGACCGGGATGATGGCGGTATCCGCTTCGGCATCTGCCATTACTGGCGCATCACACATGGTCGGCGCCATAAACGCAGCATCACTGGCATCACTGCTTGCTTCCGATGAGGTTGCCTATAGCGGTGCTGGGGATAGGCTGCTTTGGCTTGGATGCCGCACAAATGGGAATGTAGCAAACCCATATCAGACCGTTGCCCGATATGTATTTACCGTGAAGGGTGGTGTAGCAATCAATATGACCTTCGATCTGATCGGGTTCAGCCTAACGCGGATTGCGAAATACTAATCCTCTCTGCACGTTTTATCAAATAAGGAATAACCATGACTGACAATGCAATTGAACAAGAAATCCAATCTAAGGGTTTGACCGCTCCGCGCATCACGCCGTCCGACCTCGAAGCGAATATTTCTGACGTTGAAATCGTCAAGCACGTATCGAAGTCTGGACAAGTTCTGCGGTGGGCTGTGATTACCACAAACAACGGCTACGCCGTGGTTGGCAAGCCTTCTTGCTCTGTGTCTTCGGCCAATGACAACGCCGAACTTGGCGAGAAGATTGCAGTTTCAAACTCCAAAGACGAGATGTGGCCGCTCATGGGCTATGCCTTGAAGCAAAAACTGGCAGGAATCTAATCCCCGCCCGACCCCTCTGCACGATTTAATGAAAGATAAAAATGCAATGGATACGAGACTACCTTCCGTGGCTGTTGAGCGCCGTAACGATTTACATGACAGTGCTGGCCGGAAACAAACACCCGAAAGCATGGGCGTTCGGACTGCTGAACCAATTGCTTTGGCTGGTCTGGATTGTAGCGAGTGCCGCATGGGGGCTGCTGCCGATGAATCTGGCCCTTTGGGTGGTGTATGGGAGAAACCATCTGAAATGGAACAGGTGATTTTTGCTGAAGCCATTTGGCGGGCTTTTGCTCAGTGCTTCTTGACGCATGACGAAGCGGTGCAAGCGATTGATGATTACGGCAACGGGTTGTTGCGAAGCGCAAAAGCCTAAATTTAATCACCCCAAAGACAATCTAATAATTTCTGCACCGTGATTGAACAAAAACCAACTCCCCAGGACTACGCCGACATTTTCGAAGTCGACAAGCGCGGCCAGCGCATCCTGGAAGACCTGATCTGCCGATTCGTTCGCTCGTCTGTCACTGATGGCGGCATTGATGCGGTCCTGAAAACATACGAGCGCATTGGGCAACGAAAGCCGCTCGACTTCATTACCTCAATGATCAACCGCGCCAACGGTGTCGCGGAAGATCCAAACCAAGGAGATTGACCAATGCGGAGAAAATTCTATGTTCTCATGGCTGAAGCGGATGCTGGCGAAGGTGGCGGCGTTGGTGGTTCTGGGGCGCCGGCAGCAGACGGCCAAGGCGCAGCCGCTCCAGCAGCACCCCAGGGTGACGCGACCGGAACTGGATCGCCTGACGCGGGCGGCTCAGTCCTCGCAAGCCAAGCCCAAGCCCCCACGATCCCGGAGAAATACCAAGTCAAAAAAGAAGACGGCTCGCTCGACGTCGAAGCCAGTTCTCTGAAGCTGGCCGAAGCCTACGGCAATCTCGAGAAGCGCCTCGGCACTGGCGACCTGCCGCCGAAGTCTGCCGAGGAATACACCATCCCGGTGCCGGACGACATGAAGGACATCTTCGACCCGAAGACTGATCCGCTGATGGGCGACTTCCTGAAGAACGCGCACGCTGCCGGCATGACGCAGAAGCAAATCGATCTGGTCATGGGAAAGTATTTCGAACTGGCCCCGCAGCTCGTCGAAGGTGGTCAGCAACTGACCGCCGACGCCTGCGTCGCCGATCTGAAGCAGGAATGGAAGACCGAAGAGCAGTACAAGGAAGGCGTCGGCAAGGCATTCAAAGCTGCCCAGGCATTCGGCGGAAACGATGCCGAGGCGCTGGTCAAGGAGTACGGCAACGATCCGCGCATCATTCGCCTGCTGTCCCGTGTCGGTGCAGAGCTTGGCGAAGACGCGCCATTCACGCCCAGCGACTCCTCAAGCGGCGGAAACTCCATCGAGTCGCTGATGCAGTCCGAGGCCTACAGCAATCCGAAGCATGCCGACCACGCCCGCGTTTCTGCCCAGGTGCAGTCCTATTTCGACAGCAAGGCGAAGGCTGCAGCCAAGGCCGGCGCCGTTCCGATTCTCTGACCATATCGGCATCATCACCGAAATGGTTCAAGGCCCGCCATGTGCGGGCTTTTTCGTTAGTCGGGAAACCGACCGGTTCCCAGCGTAACAATCCACTCCGAACCACAGGCCCGGCGTAGCGACCGGACACCCTGAAAGCTCGCAGGTCTGGATGCAAGCCGATCCTGACAACGTAGCAGGCCCGGAATGCCGGACACCCTGAAGGCTGATTACTGAACTCAACCTTTCGGAGACTCTGAAAATGTCCAATTCGATTACCGCAGCCTTCGTGCAGCAGTGGGATACCTCTATCCGCCTGCAAGCCCAGCAAAAAGAATCCCGCCTGATGGTGGCTACTACCGACCGTGGCCAGATTACCGGCGACGGCTTCACCGTCAATAACCTCGACAAGGTCGACCTGGACGAAAACACCGTCCGTCACGGCGATACCGAGTGGGGCGACGCGAATCACACCAACCGCCTGGCCACCATGAAGGACTTCTACAAGGCGCTACCGCTCGACCGCAACGACATCCCGAAGATGCTCGTCAATCCGGTGACCGGTGGCGACTACATGCAGCTCCTGATGGCCGGCAAGAACCGCAAGATCGACGACATTATCTATGACGCCCTGCGCGGCACGATCACGTCGAAGGATGCGGCTACCAGCTACACCATCCCGGCAGGTCAAAAGATTGCCCACGGCTCCGCTGGCTTCACCAAGGCCAAGCTGATCCAGTGCCGCAAGATGTTCCGCGCCAACGAGTGCGACCAGCACAACGGCGAAGAGCTGTTCATCGCTTACAACTCGGCCATGCTGGAAGACCTGCTGTCCGACACCACCCTGACCAGCGCCGACTTCATGGCTGTCAAGATGCTGCAGGAAGGCGACGTGGCCGGCAAGTGGATGTCGTTCAAGTGGATTCCTTACGAAGCGCTCGACTACGCCGCCAGCACCTATTACACGGTTGCTTGGGCCAAGTCCGGCATTCACTTCGGCAAGGGCTACGAGGAAGGCAACGTTACCCGCCGTGGTGACAAGAAGGACTTGTGGCAGGTCTCCATGGGGGCATCTTACGGTGCCGGTCGTCAAGCCGAGGAAAAGGTCGTCGAGATCGCTTTCCAGTAATCCAGGGATAGGGGCTTCGGCCCCTTCCTCGAAATCATTCAAGGAGTAACACCATGGCAGAAGTAAATTCCGCACAAGCCGCCCTGATCGCAGCCGGTTCCAAGGTCAAGCACTGCGACAAAGGCGAAGTCCGCCGTATCGTGATCACCACGCCGGCCACGTTCTCGCAACTGGCTATCGGTGACACGATGGCAACTGGCCAGTACATCCCCAAGGGTAGCCGCGTTCTGGCCGTCTGGAAGGGCCACGGCACCGGCACCGCATCCAGCACGTTCGACCTCGGCCTGCGCAAGCGCGACGGCACCGTGATTGATGCTGACGGCCTCGTCGCTGTCTCCGCACTGACCACGGCGACTACCGTCGATGTCTCGTGTGGCACTGGCGCCCTTGTGGCCGCTGGCGTCGATTACGTGACCGCCGATGATGCCGAAGTCTATCTGACCGCACAGGGCGCCGTCCTTGCCGCGAATCAGGACGTTCGTATCACCGTCGAATACGTCGGCCCGTAACCTTTCGCGCATCTCCCTCCACCGTGAAAACGGGGTTTGCCCGGCTCCGAAATGGGCCGGGCTTTTTATTTCCAGAGGTAACTAATGTCAAACGTTAGTGCGGTGTCCATCTGCTCGAATGCGCTGCTGTTGCTCGGTGACAAGCCGATTGATAGCTTCGATGTGAATAATGACCGCACGCGCCTGGCTGCAAACCTTTGGCCGCAGAAGCGTGACCGTGTGCTGCGGGCGCATCCCTGGAACTGCGCCGTGAAGCGCGTTGTGCTGTCTCCGGATACTGCCGAGCCGGCCTACGGCTGGAAATACCAGTTCGCACTGCCTGGCGACTGGCTGCGCACGCTCAATGTGGGCAGCGAGGACAGCGCCGACGATTACGCCATCGAGGGGCGCGTCATCCTGACCAATACCCCGGTGTGCTACCTGCGCTACATTTTCCGCAATGAAGCTGTTTCGACATGGGATGCCCTGCTGATCGATGCCATGACGCAGGTCATGGTGGCCGCTTTCACCTACCCGGTGACCAAGTCGACCACCAAGCAGGCGACCGAAGAAGAGATTGTGCGCCGCGTGCTGAAAGAAGCGCGCGCGGTCGATGGACAGGAAGGTACGCCGGAAACCTTGGGAGACTTCCCGCTGATGTCGAATCGGATGCGCTAACATGCCGAAGACCAAGCAGATACAGAGCAATTTCAGCAGCGGCGAGCTGGCGCCGTCTGCCTATGGCCGGGTCGATATTGCCCGCTACCCGAACGCGGTCGAGATCGCCAAGAACGTCATTCCTCAGACGCTGGGCGGCGCCAAGAAGCGGCCAGGAACTCAGTGGATAGCCGAGACCAAGGATAGCGCCAAGCGCTCCGTTCTGGTCCCGTACATCGTCGGCAGAGATTCGGCCTACATGCTTGAGGTCGGCGATACCTACCTGCGCGTATTCAAGCCGGACGGCACGCAGGTTATGAGCGGCCCGTCGCCCTACGAAATAACCACGCCTTACGATGTTGATGCCATTCAGGACATCGACTATGCCCAAGGCGAAGAGACGATGTATGTCTTCCACAGCGAGGTTTTCCCGGCCCGCCTGCGCACCTTCGGCGATGCGTTGTGGGACTGCTCGCCGGCCCCATTCACGACGACACCGTTTGCCGAGACTGGCGACTTCCCCGCCGCCAACCTGACGCTATCGGCAAACACGGTGGGCACTGGCCGCACGATGACAGCCTCGGCTGCGGTATTCCTGGCCTCGGATGTTGGCCGGGCGATTCTGTGGGATGCCGGCATATTCGTGATCACCGCCTACACCGACACGACGCACGTCACCGGTGAGGTCAAGGTGGTTTTCGCTTCTGCCTCCATTCCTACCGGCCAGTGGAATTTGGATTCCAGCCCGCAGGCCAAGCTGACGCCGAGCGCCGCGACACCGGTCGGCGACAGCATCACCCTGACGCTGGATGCAAACGGATGGCGCACCGCAGACGTCGGGAAGTTCGTCCGGGTCAATAGCGGCCTGGTCCGCATCACGGCCTACACGTCGGCGCTTGTGGTCTCCGGCACGATCATCATTGAACTGTCCGCATCCGTTGCCGCCCCGGCGCTATCCTGGACGCTTGAATCGTCGATCTGGGGAACGACCTATGGCTATCCCTGCACCGGCACCCTAAACGAGCAGCGACTTGTCACCGCCGGCACGACGCGCAATCCGCAGACGGTATTCGGCAGCAAGACGGGCGAGGAGTTGGACTACACCATTGGCGTGGCCGACGACGACGCCTACCAATTCAAGATCGACAGCGTCGAGACAAACCAGATTGCCTACATCATCGGCATCCGCAACCTGCTTGTGCTTACCTATGGCGGCGAGTTCGCCATGTTCTCGGGCAACGAGAAGCCGATCACGCCGACCAATGTACAAGTCAAGCCGCAGTCTCCGCACGGTTCGCGCCGGGTCAAGCCGGTCATTGTCGGGAAAGAGGTGCTGTTCGTGCAGCGCGCCGGGCGCAAGCTGCGGTCCATCGGCTACCGGTACGACGAGGACGGCTACAAATCGACGGACCTGACGACCCTAGCCGAGCACATCACCGCCAGCGGCATTGCTTCGATGTGCTTCCAGCAGGAGCCGGAACCGGTCGTATGGGCAGCGCTTAGGAATGGCGCGCTGGTCAGCCTGACACTTGACCGCGACCTAGACGTGATCGCTTGGGCGCGACATGAAACCGATGGCGCCGTCGAGTCAATCGCCAAAATGCCCTACGGTGACTCTGAGCAAGTCTGGATGATCGTCCGTCGGTCTATCGATGGCACTGTCAAGCGCTACGTCGAACGGCTGCGCCCGGATTGGTATCCGATTTATGGCCAGGAAGATCCCGACCTCAACGCCATCCCGCCAGCAGATGCGCCGGTTAATTGGGGCTTCACGCTCGATTGCGCCGTCGCCCAGGATGACGCAGCAGGCAAAACGACATGGACCGGCTTCGATCACCTGGAAGGCAAGACGGTTCGCTGCATTGCTGATGGCGTCGATATGCCGCCCATGGATGTTACCGGCGGATCGATCACATTGCCGCGCCCAGCCAAGCGCATTCTGGCCGGCCTGATGTTCTATCCACTGATCAAGCTCCTGCCACCCGAGGTGCCTAGCCAGTCCGGAAGCGTTCAGGGCGACGCCTTGAGCGTGCATGAGGTGATGCTGCGCGTACTCAACACGACCGGCGTGACGGTCAATGGCGACGAGTCAATTACTGGCCGCGTCAATGGCCCGGACCAACTCGACTACCCGCCGACGCTGTTCTCGGGTGATGTCAGCGCAAGCACGCTGGGGTGGAGCCGAAACGATCCCGACACCGTTATTGCTCAGGCACACCCGCTGCCGTTTCACCTGCTCGCGGTGATTCGCAATATGACCATCAACGGAGGCTAGACCATGATTCGCCCAGCCACCCATGACGACATTGACCGCCTGACCGAACTTGGCGAAATGATGCACGCCGAGAGCCGGTTCGCTCGTCTCCCGATTGATCTGCCCAAGGTTCGCGCCCTGTTCGCGCACCTGATCGAAAGCCCTGACGGACTGCTGATTGTTTCCGAGTCAGACGGTATTGTGATCGGCGGCTTCGCTGGCTACGTGGTCGAGCACTACTTCGCCCGCACGCTGGTGGCCGATGACTTCGCGCTATTCGTTGATCCGGAATACAGGGGCGGCATGTCGGCGCCTCGCCTGCTCAAAGCCTATGTAGATTGGGCCAAGGGCAAAGGCGCCGTGATGATTCATGCCGGTATCACCACCGGGGTGCATGCCGATGAAACCGCCAAGCTCTATGGGCGCCTCGGGTTCCATCCAGCCGGCCAGTTGTTCGAGACCGAAGTATGAGCGCCGCAACCATTCGGCGCATCACGATTGCCGAGCTTGAGCAGGCGCCATTCCTTGACGAGTTCATTGCTGCCTACGGTGACGAGTCGAGCATTCCCGAGATCGGAGAGCCTGAGCCGTGCTTCGCAACATATCGGGCCATGGAAGCCAGCGGCGTCCTGCATGTGCTTGGCGCGTTCGCTCCTGACCTTGTGGGCGTGGCATCTGTTCTGGTATTCGGCCTCCCGCACTACGCCGGCAGGAAGATCGCCTCAATGGAATCAATCTTTGTCATGCCATCGGCCCGCCGCAGCGGTGCCGGCCTTGGGCTGCTTCGCGCTGCCGAGCAGTGCGCCCGCGAGCAAGGAGCGAAGGCTCTGATGATTAGCGCCCCGGTGGGTGGCCGTCTTGCTGCCGTGATGTCGAAAACGGAATACCGGGAAACCAGCCGCGTATTCGCCAAGGGGCTGGCATGAATCAGATCACCATCACCGAGCCGTCACTGCCGGCCATGAGTGCCGACGACGTGGGGAAGGTTGGCCGACTTGAGGAGCACCTGCGATCACTTGAGCAAGTTCAGATCGAGACGACGCACCACTTCCACGCCGGCATGTATGCGCGAACAGTCCGCATCCCGGAAGGCGTCATCATCACCGGGGCGCTGATTCGCATCGCCACGCTGCTGATTGTCTCTGGCCATGCGACGGCCTTCGTCGGCGGTGAGTCTATCGAGCTGTGCGGCTATCACGTTCTGCCGGCCAGCGCCGGGCGTAAGCAAGTCTTCTTTGCCCACGCCGATACCTATCTGACGATGCTATTCCCAACCAGCGCGACAACCGTCGAGGAAGCCGAAGCGGAATTTACCGACGAATCCGAACTGCTGGTATCCCGCCATCAGCCCGAAACCCAAACCACCATCAAGGGAGACTGACTATGTCTGGAGTTACTGCGGCCACCGTTGCCGCCTATGCCGCTGCTGCTGCTGCGGTTGTCGGCGCCTATTCATCAATCGAGAGTGGCCGGCAACAGAAAGGCATGTACGAGCGGCAGGCACAAGCAGCATCGAACGATGCCGCCTACAAGAAGGACGCCGCCAAGGCCCATGCCGAGAAGATTCGGCGCTTGGGTGCCGCACAGAAGGGCGAAGCCAAGGCTGCACTGGCGGCTTCCGGCGTGGCTGTCGGCGAAGGCACACCGCTTGAGCTGCAGAAGAACATCACCAAAAACTCGGAAGAGGATGCACTGAGCGCCATTCTTGGCGGCAAGCGCTCGTCTGACGCCGCGATTGAAGAATCTTCAATGCTCATGCAGGCCGGAGCAAACGCTGAGAGCAGCGGCTACATGGGCGCGGCAAGTTCTGTCCTCGGTGCAGCAGGCACTGTGGCCGGTGGCTGGAAAAGCGTCGCGAAGAAATAACGGAGACTGACATGGCACGAATCCCCATTGGAAATTTTGGCAACGCCATCGCGGCGCCCGCCCCGAAAGCAAACGTCCCGGCAGGCGCATTTCGCAGCACCGAAGGGTTGCAGCAACTAAGCAGCACTTTACTGCAGGCCAGCGCCAGCTTTATGGAAGCCGACCGGCAAGTCAAAGAGGAGGAGCTGCGCAAGCAGCAAAACCTTGACCGGGCCAAGGCTGCGAATGCCGTGCTTGATCATGAGATCGCGGTCGACGCCGTATCGAAGGACATCGAGCAGCAGGTTTCATCTGGGGTGCTGCATTACGCCGAGGCGCCGACGCTCTACAAAAAGCGCCTGGCCGAACTTGGCAAGCCGGAAATGCAAGGTCTTGACCCGGTGGCTGCCGAGAACTTCGACAAGGGTCTGAAGCGCGTCGATTTCAAAGGCCAGTCCGGTATCGATGGCCTCGTCTCCAAGGAGAAGACGGCAGACTTCCGGCGCCAGACTGACGGCATCCTCGACAAGCTCGGCAAGAAGGCCGGGCTGCCTGGAGCCGACATGGCCGGCGTGTCTGCTCAGATCGATTCCATGGACGAGATTGGCCGGCAGGCTTACGGCGCCGGGTGGGACAAGCGCAAGCAGGACTGGAAGGACAACACATGGGATGCCCAACTGAATCAGCAGGCCATGGGCGTGCGGGACAGCCTGGACGGCATCAAGGCGCTGCAGAAGGAAATCACCCAGGGCGCCTACGCCGACAAGCTCGACAGCAACCGTCGCAACTCGATTATGGCTAAGCTGGACGCCTACCAAACCTCGCTGATACAGCGTAATGAAGCCGCCGCAGCGCGGGCTGCTCGCCAGCAAGAATTGGCGCTCAAGAAGGCCGAGGCCGAGTTCAACACGTTTCAAGGCCTGGCCGACAAGGGCACCATCATTGCGCCGGAGTACATCGACCGCGCCATCGCTGCCACCAAGGGAACGCCGTACCAAGCCGGCATCGCTGCAATTGCCAAGCAGGCGCAGGAGACGGGCGGCATCGCTGCCCAGCCAATCCGCAATCAGGAGGCAACGCTTACCCAGATCGACACGCTAATTGCCCAACGTGGCCGCACACCGGAGCTGGACAAGCGCCGCGAGCAGATCGCCAAGGTTGTTGATGCAAGCCGCCGTGATCTGACTGAGAACGGGCTGCGCGCCGGACTTGAGCGCGGAGTGATCACCGAACTGGCGCCGATTGATATTTCAACGCCGGAAGCGTTCGCTGGCTCCATCACCAAGCGCATGGAGCAGGCCGAGCAAGTTGGGCAATGGGCCGGCAAGGCTGTTTCCCCGCTGGATGCAAATGAGGCCATGACCGTGCGCAGCATGCTGGACGCGCTACCACCAAAGCAGCGCAGCGCAGCAGTCGCCACCATCGCGCAATCGGTTGGCCCTCGATCCGCATCGGCTATTGCGGAACAACTCGACAAGCAGGACAAGCCGCTGTCGCTGGCCTTCGCTACGGCGGGCAGCAAGACGACCGCAGGCCGCTACACCTCCGAGTTGATCATGAAGGGTGCCACGGCCATCAAGGACGGCACGGCCATGAAGGACGACAAGAAGGTGACCGGCTGGAAAGCCACGATTGCCGGAGAGATTGACGGCGCATTCCCGAACGAGAAGGCGGCGACGGCAGTCAAGGAAGCGGCCTATTACATCGCCGCAGGCATGGCAGTTGAGAATGGCGGCACTGTCAGCACGTCGAACATTCGCCAAGCCGTGAAGCTGGCCGTCGGCGGCAGCATCATCGAGCGCAACGGCAAGAAGCTACCGATCCCGGCAGAAATGGAAGCGGATGACTTCGAGAAGCGCATCAAGTCGGTGTCGCCGGAGACGATCATCAAGCAGGCGCCCGAAGGCAAGGTGCGCGTCGGTGGTGCCGAAATGTCGGCGCAGGAGTTCGCCGCATCAATCCCCGGTCAAGAGCTGATGTTCGCCGGTCCTGGCCGTTACGCCGTGATCGTCAAGGGGCGCCCGGTGACCAACGCCGCAGGCCGCCCGATCATCATCGGAGTGCAATAACATGGGACTGCTCGACGCATATCAGGACGGGACCGACAAGGCCTTGACCGTCATGGCTTCGCAGCCGCTTGAACCTGACCCGCCAAAAGCAAAGCATTCCGGATGGTCTGCACCGTTGCGCGCTGTCGCTGCCGGCGCCTCCGAAGTGCTGGGCAATGTGATCGACACCGCAGCCGCTGCCGGCCAGGTATCAGCCGCAGCCGGTGGCATCACGCCGGGCTTTGATCCGGACGCCACAAATAACCGGCAGGCCACGGTCGACGCCTACGAGAAGCTGAAAACGGAAGGCATTGACTGGCGCACCGAGGAAGGCAAGCAGGCGTACAAGTTCGGCGCCGACCTTCGCCCTGATCCGCTGACCGCTGGCGCCGCTGAAAACATCGTGTTCGGGCTGACCAAGGGGCTGACCAAGGCCATCGGCGCAGCGGTCACGCTCGGCCCGGTAGGTGGTGCTGCGGCGTTCGGTGCATCGGAAGGCATGACGGCATCCGAAGACCTTGCCACCCAGGGTGTCGATCAAGCCACGCGAACGAAGGTTGGCGCAGTGACCGGCGTCATGAGTGCGGCAGGCGTTGCGCTACCGGTGGCCGGGCAGACACTCAAGCAGACTGCCGGCCTTGTGCTGGCCGGTGACTACTCCGGCGGCGATGCGATCAATACCTTGCGTGGGCCCTACTTCTTCGACAAGGCCGAATACAGCAAGAAGCTGCACTATCCCAAGCGTGGAAAGGCTGTCGTTGCCACGCTGACGATAGATGACCTGGTGGAAGAGCCCGACCTGTCCAAGCGAGAGCAGGCAGTCGAGTTCGCCAAGAAGATGCACCTCTTCTACCAGCATGCGGCCTGCGGCTATGCGGCGGTCAAGGCTACCAGCTTGCGC